TGGTAAAGGTTTGGATCATTGGTCTTATTCTTCTACCTCTACACCTTTTGCAAAAAATATAATTCAATATACTTTTCCGGAAAAAATTAGAAGGTCTTGGTCATGGAGATACAAGCCTAACTTTGGCAACCTTGTAAACAATACAGTACAAAGATTAATTGCAGATGTTTTATATAAAACGAAAACTTCTGTCGCTTCAGAATGGGACCGGGATTATAATACTTGTTTTAATAAAGAGCTAGAAGAAATAAATAAAAAAGATCCGGTAGATAAAAAAGATGATTATGCAAGAAAGGAAATGATAAGTTATGCACATGATTGCATAGGTATTACAAAAAAAATAGTAAAAGATTTAGTAGGAACTGATAAATTAGTTTGCGAAAAATATGTTGATCACAAAGAATTTACCATGATCAAACCGATAACTGGTAGAGTAGATTATCTTACAGAGAAATTATTTATAGAATTAAAAACAAAACCACCGAACATTAGAAAGGTTAAGAACAAGGATGAGTGGTACTTGAGTACACAAGAACTACCCACCGAACCTGCAATAGATAACCTAACACAGACTTCATTTTATTATATGACTACTAAAAAAGTACCATATTTAATTTATGTAAATAACAAAGATCATATCATCTTTGATCAATCGCATGAGCTAATGAAGAAAGAACATCTGGAGCATTTATACTTCAAGATGGTTGAAAAGATTATACTTTGGGAACGTATGATTATGTTTTGCAAAGGTAATCTGTCTGAACTTGCATTGATGTGTGAGCCACCAGACATGAACCATTTTTTTTATTATAAAGATTTAGCACCAGAACAATTACAACTAATAACTAAACTATGGGGAATAAAACATGACTAAAAAAAATATATATCAAAAACTTCATGCTGCCTGTTTAAGTGCGAGTGCAGTAAAGAAAGCTGCAAAAGCAAATGGGATGCACTTCAATCCACTTTTGCACGATAAAGTTCAAGAGGTAGCAACACAAGCATTGCTTGATAATGGTTTGTATGCGACCTGTAATTATCTTACAGAGATAGTACCAAACATTAAACAAGTCATGGTCGTATGTACTATGAAAGTTTATGATGTAGATGATCCAACAACACATATACTCGTTGATGGTTGCTCTGCATTTGGAAACCTTGATAAGTTTGGAACCGGAAATGCTATGTCATACTCAAGAAAGTATGCGTTCTTAAATTTATTAAATCTTAAAACAGGTATTAAAGATGAAGATGGTTATGAACCTAAACCATTTGAAGAAGATTCTCCGGAGCAATCCGAAGAAGAACCTACATACTTAGATGAAACTATAGATGTAGAAGAAATGAAACGTGCTTTGAAAGCAACTAATTCTTTAGCTGAATTTAATGAAGTTAAAGATTTAATTAGAAAGGATGTTGATTTTCTAATGAGAAATAATTTACGAGCATATAGACAAGTAACAGATGTTGCTGAAACTCGTGAATTACAATTAACAAATGATCAGCAAAGCTGATGATAACAAAGGAGAAAATAATGAGTGAAGATGTAGTATGGTGTAATCTTGTAAGAAACCATAACAAGAATGAAGCGAAGCAACCGGATTGGGTTGCACCACCAAACGAAAATGCGCCAGAGGGAAAGAAATGGACCAAAGGTGTGAAGATGGCAGATGGTAGTTGGTGGAACCAGTGCGCTTGGGATGAGCGGGATGAGGAAGGAAATGTTATTGGTATAACTGTTAAGATTTCACCACCTACTCCTAATGAAAATAAATCTACTCCAACAAATAAAGGGTTTCAAAGAAAACCTAATTATGATAATAAACAATCATATAAGTTTTAATTAACTTATATTTAGTCTTGGGGAAGTTTTTCTTTCTAGTTCCCTTTCGGTAGTTTTCTTCCCCAAGACACCTCTCTCAATATGAACAATAAAATAACAGATATAGATCAAGAGATTGAAAAAAAAATTATTGATGATCGGCAAAAAGATTATGGTGATTATCAAGAAAACTTTGTTTTGTTAGCAGAAATGTTTACAATTATATTATTTGGTAGTTTAAAAAAAAGAATAAAACCATACCAAGTAGGTCAATTAATGATGGCATTAAAATTATATAGATCAACAAAAAATTTTAAAGCAGATAATTATTTAGACCTTAGTGTATATAATAAAATGACCAAAGAGATACACAAAAAAGAGGTTGCCAAAAAGGATAAAGTATGAAAAAATACCGAAGAATTATCAATGGAGAATGTTCATTCGAGATGATTGAATTATTTGATGATGTAAAGAAGGCTGCAAACAACTCCAATAATGGAGAGCTTGTAGAATGTAAGATCAATAATTTAAAAATTGATTTTACAACAGTAAAAAAGGAGCATGATGGAACAGATCAGATTGCGTCTGCAGAAGCTAAAGGATCTTCAAGCAAAGAAGCATGAGAAGTATCTGGAAGCAAAACAAAAAGTCGGGAAGTATCAGAAAGATTCTTTTAGATTGATATGGAAGATAGAGCAGACAAAAGAAGAATTAATGAGAAGATAAACTTATTAATTTAATTATTAAAAAAAACTGAAGGAAAACGTGGGGGATCTATGACTTTAAAACAAAGAGAAATCTTTAAAGAACTAAGATTAGCTATGATGGCTGGTCAATACTCAAACTTATCAAAGAAAGAAAAATTAATTTATAAAAATGCTTTTAAGAATGGTTATAAACTAGCTAAAAAACATATTAAAAAAAATAAAGAATACAAACCAAGAAAAATTATTAGTTATCAATTTAGAAATATAAGTCCAGAGATTGTAGATTCTGTAATCAATAGAGTGTGTGTTAAATACGAAGTACACAAAAAAACTTTACTAGGTAAATGTAGAAATCAAGATGTAGTTCGTGCAAGAAATATTATACACAACATTTTAAATGACAAATATAATATGAACTTAACTAATATTGGTAGACACTTTGGACAAGACCACACTACAGTATTACACTCAATACAAATGAAAGCTAACAAAGAAAGATTTTGGGGTCCAGAACAAACTATCTGGAATGAATACTTAGATTTAATTAATTAAGTTCTTGCGTAGTTAGGTTTCTTACCTTGTCTAGTTTTTCTTTCAGCTTTCTTTTTTCTTGATACTGCAGCAGCTCTTTGACTTGCAGACATTGATCTTGCTTTAGCAGCAGGTACACATTTAGGGTAGTTCTTTCTTTTTTCTCCGCTACTACGACCACACTTTGGAAAGCCACCACCTTTTTTAGGGTTAGCAATATCTACCCAGTTAGCTTGTACCCAAGATCGTAAACCTTTTGACATTACTTTCTTTTTTTCTTTGTAGCTTTAGGTTTTATTCTACCACTACATACACCGGCTGCATACATATTTGCATACGCAGATGGGTACACTTTAAACTTTCTTTTGGCAGCAGCCTTTCCTCTAGCACAAAGTTTAGCCATGTCTTTTTTGTACTGTAAATTTTGCCATTTTCACAGCTCCTTTGTGTGGTTTGTATGCACCTTTCATTAGTTTAAAAGTTGAACCTTTTTTCATCCAATGAAAACCTTTAGGTGCTTTTACAGATTTAGTTGCCATTATTTTTTCTTTTTATTTTTATTCTTCTTCATCTTTGCTGCAATAATTTTTTTCTTTAATGCAGGTGGAAGATTTTTCTGTTTACCTTTTAACATTAGTACATTCTCCCTTTAGATTTTTTAGCTTTCTTTGCTTTCTTAACTTTCTTTTTTGTCATTGGTTTCTTCATTTTATATCCCGGCATATTGTTTCTCCTTTAGTTTACGTTTACAATAATTATCAAAACAAGAACCATCTTTACCATCATGGCAAAAATATTTCTTGGTATGAGTTATAATCCATCCGCCTTCATTACTCAATAGTTCTTTATTACATTCTTCACAATAACCACAAAGCCTAACTGTTTCTCTTTTAACCCAAGTCTTACGTTTCAACTAGCATCTCCATCTACGTCTTGCTTGTCTTAGTCTTGAGTTAGGGTCTTTTGCAGCTTTTGGAAATCGTTTCA